TAAGATAATATTTAAAGGTATTAAAACAAGTAGCGGAACGCAAACAGCAAACCTTAAATCTTTGCAAGGTGTTACAACTTGGATATTAGACGAAGCAGAGGAGTTAACGGATGAAGATACATTTGATAAGATTGATTTATCTATACGTCACAAGGAAAAACAAAATAGGGTAATACTTATTTTAAATCCAGCAACAAAAGAGCATTTTATTTACCAACGTTTCTTTGAATCAAAAGGGGTGCAATCAGGAACAAACATAGTTAAGGGAGATACTACTTACATACATACAACTTACTTAGATAACCTTGAAAACCTTAGTGAATCATATCTTAAACAAATTGAAGATATAAAGCTAAGGAGAAAGAATAAATACGAACATCAAATCTTAGGTGGTTGGTTAGATAAAGCAGAGGGAGTAATTTATTCTAATTGGAGCATAGGTGAGTTCCAATATCCAAGTATTTCTGTATTCGGTCAAGATTTTGGATTCTCTAACGACCCAACAACTTTGATTGAAACGAACATAGATAAAGACAATAAGAAAATATACATTAAGCAACACATTTACAGGACACATTTAACATCAAGCAACATTGCAGAGTTAGATAAGCAATTTGCAAAGGATGGTTTAATAATTGCTGATTCTGCTGATCCACGATTGATTAACGAAATTAAAAGCAAGGGAGTGAATATTGAGCCTACAATTAAAGGTGCTGGAAGTATAACTTATGGTATTGCTTTATTACAAGATTACGACTTAGTAATTGATTCTGAAAGCGTGGATGTGATAAAAGAACTTAACAACTACTGCTGGTTAGAAAAGAAGTCAGAAACACCAATAGATAATTATAACCACGCATTAGATGCTATACGTTATGCTGTATCTTATCAGTTAGACAATCCAACAAAAGGTCAATACTTTATTTACTAACTACAAAAACAAAAAAAAAGGTTATATTATTATGAAACTTGAATTAATTATACCAACATCATTAAATGAGATACCATTAAAATCGTATCAAAAGTTTCAAGCTATTGCAAAAAGCAGTAACGATGATGAATTTGTTGCTCAAAAAATGATTGAATGCTTTTGTGGTATTGAATTAAAAGAGATAGTAAAGATGAAGTATTCAGATGTTGTGGATTTAGTAGAACATTTCGATGCTTTATTTTCTGCTAAACCAATATTTGAGAATAAGTTTAAGCTGAATGGTGTGGAGTTTGGGTTTATTCCTGACTTAGAAAACATTTCTTTAGGTGAGTTTGTGGATTTAGAATCTAACTTAACAGATGTTGAAATATTAAACAAAGCAATGGCGGTAATGTTTAGACCGATTAAAACAACATACAAGGATAAATATAGTATTGAAAAGTACGAAACGACTGCTAAATATGACGAGGTTATGCAGTACGCACCATTGAATGTAACTTTAGGTGCAAGGCTTTTTTTTTGGACTTTAAGAAACGACTTACTCAAAGCTATCCCCAATTATTTGGAGAAAGTAACCAAACAGATGAGTTTACAGCAGAAGGACAATTCTACTCAAAATGGGGATGGTATCCCTCAATCTATGCACTCGCTAAAGGAGATATTAGAAAGTTTGACGAAGTTACCGAACTACCAATTAGAAAAGCCCTTACCTACCTTGTATTTGAAAAAGAAAAAATAGAACTAGAAATAAGTAAACTAAAGAAATGACAACAGCATTTTACCATATAATAGAAAAGCTAAAAGAACACTTTGATAGTGATGAATTAGTTAATGCAATAACAGAAGGTTCAATAGCTAATGTTGACTTAAATAAACAAACGTTATTTAATTTAGTTCACGTTATGATTAATTCAGCTACATTTAACGAAGCAAACACAATAACGTTTAACGTGTCACTTATTGCAATCGGTTTAGTTGATTTGTCAAAAGAAGAAACAGTAGATAAATACAAAGGCAACGACAATACACAAGATGTTTTAAACACTACTTTGTCAATATTAAATAGATGCTTTAAAAGTGTAAAGAGTGGGGATTTATTCGATGACTATATTCAAGTTTCAGGAAGTGCATCATGTGAACCATTTGAAGAAAGATTTACAAATAACTTAGCTGGGTGGACTATGACGTTTGATTTAGAAATGCCTAACACTATGACTATTTGCTAATGGATGATAATGTACAAATAGCATTAGACGAGTTTAAGAATTATGTTATAAAACAATCTAGAGCAAATTTAACTAGGAAGGATAAGAACGTAAATAGAAAACTATACAACAGCTTAAAAGGTAGTGCAAGGAAGTTACCTAACTCGATAGAGATATTCTTTGAAATGGAGGAGTATGGAGAATATCAAGATAAAGGAGTTAAGGGTAAAACAAGCGCAGCTAAAGCACCTGATAGCCCGTTTAGATTTGGTAGCGGTACAGGTAAAGATGGTGGATTAACAAAGAATATTAAGAAGTGGGTAAAACAACGTAAACTTAAATTCAAAGATAAAAAGAGTGGTAAGTCTATGAGTTACAATTCTACTGCATGGTTAATAATAGGTTCGATATACAACAAAGGAATTAAACCAAGCCTATTTTTTACAAAGCCATTTGAAGCAGCATTTAAAAAACTACCTACTGAGTTAGTAGAAAAGTATGGATTAGATGCACAAAAACAATTTATTGATATAATTAAACAACCATGAGTAATATATTTGTACGTAGCCCGTTTATAATTGAGATAGATGAAGTAGGGCAAACAGAAAGTAAAGTAGAGTTATTTATTTGGAATACTGGATCACAACCATCACAACCACAATATGTACTTACTAAACCTATTCCAGCAAGCAACAACACACAAACAACATATAATGTTAGCCCATTAATACGTGAATATATTACATTTGCCACAAGACAAAACCCATACAACAGCACAGGAGTTAGCAACACATCACAAAGAGCAAATGTAGTAATAAAGACTTATAAATTCACAGGTACTTACACACTTTTAGATACATTAACTTATACTGCTTTTGATGGTTATGGATATTACAATGATGGGTATAATTACGATGCTGGTGATTACCATTTAAACGAAGGAACATATTATTATTACTTAGCTGAAAGTTCAAACCCAAGTTCAAACACAAATGAAAGAGGTGGATTTGTAAGATTTTTAGCTAACTCAGGTGATTACAGAAGATATACAGAATTAAACACAGGTTTACAATCTAGTTCAGGCTTAACTGCTGGATGGGTAGATTTACCTAGATTATTCCCTACATATTATGACAATGGTAATTTATTAGAGATATTGGATGCTGGTAATAATGTGCTTGCTTCATGGATATTCAAACCTATTGAGGAGTGCAAATATGAAACGGTTGTATGCGACTTTGTTAATCGTTACGGATCATGGCAAAGAGAATGGTTTTTTAAAGCAAGCCAAAACACATTAAACATTGAAAGTATTGATTACAATTTAATGCAACAGGATTTAGTTAATTACGATGTTTTAGAAGGTCAAAGAAAATCATTTAACACCAACGGAAAAGAGCAGATAAAAGTTAATACAGGGTGGGTTGATGAATCATGGAACAACACACTTAAGCAAATGATGTTAAGTGAAAGAATATTGGTAAACGATTTACCAGTTAAACTAAATACTAAAAGCCAAGAGTTATTAAAGCACATCAATAAGAATTTAATAAACTACACTTTAGATTTTGAATTTACATGCGATATTATTAACTCAGTTGTTTAATGAAAAGAAGCGTACAAATATACATTGAAGGTCAAAGAATAGAATTATTTAACGATGAAAAGATTGAGGTTAATTCTACTATTCAAAATATTAACGACATATCAAAAGTATTTACAGATTTTTCACAATCTTTTACAGTTCCTGCAAGCCCACACAACAACTCTATATTTACCCATTTCTATAACAATGATGTAGATGGTACATTTGATTACAGAGTACGTCATACTGCAAGTATTGATATTGAGTTAACTCCATTTAGAACGGGTAAGATACAACTTGAAAACGCTAAGTTAAAAAACGGGGCAGTAGAAAGTTATCAAATTACATTTTATGGTGATGTTAGAACGCTTAAGGATTTATTTGGTAATGACAAACTAAGTATATTAGACTACTCCGATTATGAGCATGAATATACAGGTGCAGAAGTACAAGCGAGGATTGAAGACGGAACGACAGATTATGATGTACGTTATCCATTAATAA